TCATGTCAAAGAAACAGTTTTCCAATCATCCCAAGTATTATACCATCTCTGTCTTACTTTTAAAATTTTAGTATTCATATCTGATGCAATTTGTAGAGTGTAATAATTGAGTTTAAAGACAACGATACCTCCCCATCCAGAAGAAAATGGAGAGTTTGTTAAATTTATAAAATTACCATTGATATAATATCCTGACTCAAGTTCATTGGCATCACCACCTTCAGATATATCCCCCCTTCCCATAAATGGGAATAGCTTCAAATTAGTGAACAGTTCTCCCAGGACTTTCGCGGCAGCCGAAGAAGATGTCAAAGTTGGGTTCTTGGAACCGTCCAAAGTACGGAGCCAAGAGAAGGTGTCGGACTGGGGCAACTGGTCCTCAAACTCATCTGTTCCGGCTGCCGCAGCGGCAGCAAATGTTGATATTTCTGATGCAGCGGAAACAATCCGTGCGGAAACTAATTCTGTCATCTCATCGACGGTCACCTGTCGTTCGTTGCCGTTTTTATCCACAGCTTTAAAGCCAACTATATTATTCAAGTCCATAATGCAAATTTTAAAATTAAAACAAATACTTCACCCATGCAAAATAATTACTGTTCTCAATATAATTCGGATCATCCTCGTTGGAATATGCCTCCCTCTCAAACGATACCGTCTTATACGCCCTGCCGGCATCCTTCAACCGTACCGCCCTGACCAGCCACTCCACACCATACCAGAGATAGAATGCCAGCCCGGCCAGTACCAGCCACCAGGCGGAAAGGTCAAAACACAACAGCAAGATCCAGATAACTGTACCGATGGCAACTGCCATCTCAACCCATTGACGGGCGTGGGTACACTCATGGTTTCTCACTTTCTGAGTGATTTTCTCTTCCGGTCGCTTGCTTAAAACAAACGGACCGATTGTTATCGTATGGCAAGAACTGAACGCAAGCAGCACCTTTGCCAGAAGGTTGTTACAATATACCTTTTTCATGTTGTTCCTCCTTTTTATCTAAATAATCATTCAAAGAATCAGCCAGCAGACCGGGCAGCATGGAGGTGGAGCGTCTTATGATATCCACCTCTTCTTCGTCAATCTCGACACCTTCAGCAGTCGACTTGAAGATTTTCTCCGCAAGGAGATGCGCCTTCAAGCCCGCTACGTTCTTATATATCCAGTCACCGAAGGCCTCAGTGATGTTACTGGCTATAAGCTTTTCTTTTTTAATCCCATCATAAATAGGGAATTGTGCAAAATTTATTCTCATACTTTATATTTAAATTATCCGCAATAAAACATAACCCAATAATTACCCATACACTTAATGAAGCCGGATGCAAAATCCAAATCAATATAAGACATCTCCTGTCCTCCGGGAGCAGGCAGGATCCGTCCTCCTGTCAATCTTACTCCGCCGCTCATACGTTTGAAGTATATAGTATGTCCCGGAACATCCGGAGGAAGTGTCACTTCTATATTACCTGTATTAAGAAACATCACATTGTCATCATTGTTATTCAGGGAGGTGCTGACGGATATGTTCCTCCAGTTGCCAACTATGCCACGAAGAGAAACATAGCTGTCATTGTTCGGATGAAGGAAAATGTTACCTCCCTCCACGAATAGAGGAATGCTCGGAGTCTTGATGTGCATTCCGATCATGGCATTTGGACTCTGTATGTCAATTCCAGCATCATACTTAATCCCTTCAATGGTGACAAACTGCGTGTTTCCCCCGATTCTTACGTTTGCAAATGTCCTTTCGTTATAAAACTCAATCTGCCCGGCTGACAATTTAAAGCCGACATAAAGATTGGTTTCATTCTCATAAAGAGTTTTTGAGGACAGCATCCCCGAAGCGATGGAGAACGGACCGATACGTCCGCTATCCGCCGTAATCACGCCGGTGATATCTGCATTCTTACATTTGAAATACCCGGTTACGCCATTGATAAGAAGAGTTTCACCTTCATCGTTGTGGGATTTAAGCACATTGTTTTTGAACATGAATCCGGCCACATTCGCACCATCGGCAAACAAGGTATCAGTAGCGATATTCACAAACTTCTGCATGGCTTCCCAGTTGGAATCTCCGTTGGCTGATGTGGGTGCAGCGGTAACGGAAGCACCGTAATTCTTTACAAGGAAATTATAATAAACTCCCCCTATCAGATATATAACCTTATCCCGGTAATCCGCATTCCAGACATAAGTCTGTCCTGATGCGAATACACCTCTGTCACGGGGAAACGCCCCTGTTGCTCCGGTTGCTCCTATGGTACCATCATTTGCAACACCCACCCCTTTTTCAGCGACAAAATTATTATTCCATGCGTTCGCATCGGAAACTGATTTATAAGCCCGGACGGCAAACTGGGTGTATCCGGCTGTCGCTGGAACGGATATCTGATTGCTTAGGGTAGCACCTACATGAGCCAGCCAGTTTCCGTTGTATTTGCGTGCAGCCAGATAAAGCGTGCTGCACGTGCTTACATTGCCTGCCACATTCTGTTTGCAAGTGACAAGGAATCCAGACGGGGATGGCGTGCCTGTTGAAGTGAAGTTGATCACGCTGACAGGACTGTCCAGCCAGTAGGATGCCGACGGTCCGACGGGAGCAACCATCTCCTGCCAGTCCGCATGTACCGTCCGGTTCGCAGATCTGCCGGCGAGGATGTATCCGCCGTCTCTTTTCCTGCGGAGTCTGCCGTTTCTGAACTTGGCGATTTTAATCGGAGGGTTGGAGGTTTCAACCTTGCTTAAGTAAGATCCTCCGGCAAACGATACTGTACTGTTCTTGGCATACGGAGTATTGGCGGATTCCCAATGACCGGCTGCTGTGATGCTCTCACCATCCTTTCCGTCACTGCCGTCCACAACCATCGGGACAGTCTCGACATCAACCGCCTGACCGTTCACGTAGAACACGAACTTCAAGCTACTGGTAAAATTACCGGAAGCCACCCCGACACCATCACCGATGGGAACCTCGGCCGCACCGTCACGACTGTACTTCAACTCCCCGTCCGTTGTGGCCGTAGTGACCGCACCGACTGTCTTCATACGCCGGCAGGATACCGAAGCTACACTGTAACCGCCGTTCTTGTTCTTGCTGACCATCGTGGCCGAAGTGACAAGGCTATAAATTACCGCATCGGAACCGTCCGCCCCGCCACGGACACCGGTTATCTTGAAAGTCAGTTCACGGGTATAGAGCTGCCCGTTCTTCATTGCAGCCAGTGTGATGGTGACCGTATTCTGTTCCGGAACCGACTTTCCGGCAGCGACGGATATCGCCACCGCTCCGGTGGCCTTGCTTGTGCTTGCCGTGAAACCGGCAGGCGTGCTGACTGTTAAAGTCTCAAGGGTGAGTTTCTCGGTACCGTACCACATGGATACATGGGTAGTCCATGACTGTGCGGAAGTAGTAACACCGGTACTGGTAAGAGCGACGCTCACCATCTCATTGTCAAGGTCGGCCATGATATTCGACTCCCCGTCCTTACTCCAACGGTGCACAGGGGCCGGAGTGCTCCATTCACTCCATACTCCATCACGCTTCACACGTTTGCACGCCCATTCCACCTGATGGTCTGCATCCACGCCAAGAAAATCATCTGTCCAGCCTTCCGGTATATAATCATCCTGCTGCTTCGAATCCGGCTTGTCAGGGGTAAGGCCGATGATGTTGGTACGGGTGTAGATCCACTCGTAACCTTTGCCGTCCTTACCGTCAGTCCCGTCTTTGACCATGACCATCCACAAACCATTCCGGTATATGTAAGTACAATGGTCAGCCGTATTTCGGTAGCTGTCACCCTCCTTGGGATTGGACGGATGGGATGCGAACTCACCCAAGAAGGTGATACTCTCACCTTTAAGTTCACGACCGTCCAGCAGCATCTCCCAGTCTTCATGCACGGTCCAGTCGGCTGATTTCCCGGCAAGGATATAACCGCCATCCTTTTTCTTTCGATAATTGCCGTTCCTGAACCTTGCAATTTTAATCGGAGGATTGGATGTTTTCACCTTGGAGATAAAAACACAGCCCGCCAAAGTGACCATGGTATTGACCTCGTATGGGGTCTTAGAGGATTCCCAATGACCGCCACCTATTACAGACAGGCCCGGATCACCCTTGTCACCTTTGGCCACTTGTTTCAGCCATACCGGATTGTTTTCGGATGGCTCGGAAGTAGTGCCCTTGTCATTGACGCACAACCATGTGGAACCGTTATGGGGCACACGGGAATAATACGCATACTTCCTGCCCGGCTCCCAGCTAGGGAAGTCGATAGGAACGCGGACTGTGCTACCGGTAATTTCATCAATTTGAAAAATCAATCCCGTCATGATGATATCCTGCAATACTGCCGAGAACCTGTCGCAGTTGATCCCGTTGATGGTCATACCCTTCTTCTTGCCGAACCAGCTCTTCATCTGTGCCGGCTCCGGGTCCCAGGTGTTGGCATTGTCAACAAGGGTGATGCAGCAGTTACCGTCACGCACGTCTATGATGATATAAGTCTGACGCTCCTTGTCGGTGAAGTTCCCCGTCTGTCCGAGACGCATCTCGTTATGGGGAACGAACTCATATCCGGGACGCGGAACCATCACGAATGTCTTCTCGTCGTAATCTGCGGAAGTGATACGGTACTGTATTTTCCGGAAACCAATAAAGTCACCGGTAGTGACGCTTTTGTCATGCCAGAAGCCTAGGAGGATATCGTCCGGCTTCTGTCCCAGCGGTACACCATCCTCCAGATCAGGGATGACAGTATAGCTGCCGTCACTATTGGCGACAAAGCTTTTTATCTTCAGCCCTCCGCCGGGACTTATAGTATTATATCCTTCAAAATAGGTCTGACGGTTGAAACGAAGTTCTGGTACACTCAGAGAGCTGCGCAGGACCAAAGCCTCCAGCTCGGCACGGGCGTCCTCACCGATGTAACCTCCAGAAACACCGGTAACGAAATCACCGAACTTGGCATAATTCTTAATCAATACTCCGCCTAGCAAGGATAGCAGGAAATTCGTAGAATCCTCCTTGTCTTTGCGCAAAAAGTATTTGGTGAGCTTTTCTATATCAGAATTATCCATGTTTTCTAGAATCCCGATAAATATGCGCCCAATTCTTTCAGCTGTATTCTCTCCTTCTGTAGATGCGTTTCTTACTTGAAGAGCCAGTTTCTTTAATATATCAACAGAATCGCTCATTCTCCTATTACACGAAAAACAGTTCTATTAGATTTTAATTTCCCTTCACCGTTATAAAGTGGCATACCGCATTCTTTTAGGTAAAGCACGCATTCTTTCAGGTAGCGGTCAGCTATGCTACATGCATCGCTATACACCATCATCTTTTCCTTGAATACTGTATGACTGCTATATTCACCTTCCTTGTTCACGAAGCCAAAACGGGATACATTCCCATCTCCATTTTTGACAATACAGGCATAGGTATAATAAGCCAAAGCTACGCGAAGTCCAGTGATGATTATCTTCTTTTTACATTTAGTTTCATAAGTACCTCCGTCAAGCAGTAGCTGGTATTTTTCAGGATTTTTTTTCACGTCAAGGAACAGTTCGTCTCCCAACGCTGATTTGATGTAGATATTCTCCGACTCACGGATGTAGGTTTCTATCTTGTCAGGATCGAGATGTACAGACATTCCGCGAGACAAAGCCGATACCTCATCTGTTGTTATTAGATACTGCTGCATTTCGTACATACTTTAATGGTTCCACACTATAATCATTAGAGGGGTTGACTACTTCATACCAATAGCTGAATATACGGCTAAAGGTACGCTCTATTAAGCGTTGTTGCTTGCTTACGATAGAATTGTAATACTCGAAAGCATCTTCCAAAATATCGCCTGAGAATCCGACTTTACCAATACGGATGCAATACCATGGCTCTTGGCCATAAGCTGAATAAATACGTTCAACCACACTTGCGTCAGTAACGGTAAATTCTTTGTCGTAATTTTGTGAGTTCAGATTTATTATTTCAGGTTTTTCCTCATCGCTTTCTAAAGTAACTTCCATAATCTTTCCTGCATTCGTATCACCTTGCAACTGGATGAGTGTATTTGAGAAACTGTCGTCATCGTCTGTATCTTTCACTTCGTTGCCTTCTTCGTCAAAGGTTATGTTCGATCCCTTTTTGGTGAATACCATAGCGCCAGGGAAGAAATTATTTCGTACATTTCTGTACTTGACATTGGACAGCCCTTCATCGGTACTCATTTCTGTAGCCACCCGGTCACCTTTCCCGACAGGATAAGTATTTTTCCCGGCCATTGACACCCATAGGATTTGACCTTTGTAGTATTCAATGCCTCCGGCTGCTTCTATTTGAGCCAGTATAACATCTTTTTGAGGGTTAAAAACATCTATATAGTCGATGTTTTCTTTCTTGACCTGCAGAGCTTTCCCTTTACGTGTCTTCTTTCCGCTCCAGTCTGGATGTACTGCTATTTTTGCCACATAACCGTTTTCATCTTCTTCTGTCAGACGGCAATTTTCAAATGGTACGTGCTGCATCTCCACTATCTCACAGAAAACATTGTAGTTAACATGGATTGCTATTCCATTGAGTTCGGACATGTCTTTACATAGTAACATGTGCACATCATCCAATGTGTCACCTTTTCGATTGACTACATATTTGGAAAAAGCAACCTCACGGAATCCGTTTCCTTCAATGAAGTCAGCGAAACGGTCTGAGCATTCAGATGCAGTAGAGCTTGCAGCAATGATATTCTTTAATGTCTGCGGATATAGGTTGTCCTGTCCGTAGGCTTGAATTCCTAGATTTTGTAAATAGCTTGTATCAATGCGGTTACTGCTTTTCTTTTTTAGATCTCTTACTCTCATATTCGCGAGGTTTACGTTCGTCCTTTATTTCTTTTATTCAACTTTATCTTCGCCTTCTCCATTCATTGCGTTCACAATTTCAATGGCCTTGCTTAGATGCAGATTCAGAACTTTTTTACTGATTTTCTTGCCGTTGATTTGGAAATCTTTCAACGTGTCAGCCACGGATTCTTCAGAAACTCCGTCTTGCAATGATTCTACCATTGAATCAAGCAGGCTTTGATTGTATCCACATTTGTTAACACGTTCTTTCCAGTCCGTAGGTACATGGGCGAAATAAATTTCACCTTTCGGATTTTTGGCAAGGTACTTTTCAGCAACTTCATCAGTGAGGTTGTCATTAGTGTACATTTTATTGCTTCCGAACTCCGGTTGAAGCAGGACACCATTCTTTAATATATAATTACATTTTTCTTTCATACGGTTATTCTTTTTGATGTAAACAGTCATTTCGATTACAGCATCGCGATAGCAGTCGTTACATGATGTCTTAGTGAATTCTTTTCCTAATACTTCCTTGTACAATCTTTCTATCTCCGATTTATCAGAAGAGGAGTAGGAGGGAAGATCTCCTAGCTCCTTTAATTTATCAACCACTTCTTCTAACTCCATAATTATTCAGTTGGTTTTGTCAGTGTTTCAACAAGCGTTTTTGTCGCATCGTAAGATGTTTTGTACAAGAATAATGCTGATTTGGGAACCTTGGTTTCTTGCAAAGAGATATTCCATCCCCCTTCCGTTTCTTCGGAATACTTGTCATTGCCGATCTCTGCGGCTTTCAAACCTTGGTAGTAACCGTAAACCTGGAAAGCTGAATCTCCCGGATTCTCGGTTTTATTTAACCCTTTAGCTTTATTTTCCAATACAACGACAAAATCACCGTTAGCAAGCCCATCAATAATGTCATTGCATACATCGGGGTCATTTGCTAATACAACCATGTTCACTGTGTTAGTGAACGTGTTACGATAGGTTCCTGTTGCCAAGGCTGTATTGGTACCTGTAAAGGGGGTTGCACCGAATACCTGTACCTTGTAACCTTTTTTACCTGTTTTCAGTGCAAGAGTTTCGATCACATTCTTACGGGTTGCGTTGAATGTAACCGCACCGAAATCCACGTCTGCGCGATTCATTATCACACCTTCCTGTTCCAGCCCGGGAACGATAGGATCATCGCACGATGGTGCGATGTCCTTTTTGATTGTTATATCACATATTGCCATATTTGCTCTTTTCGTTAGTATGCTACCTGTACCAACTCATCTTCGCCAATCATGGAGCCTAATTTTCCTGTTGAATAAATGTAGTTCTTGCGGGCTTTCTTATCAAACCAAATATCCAAGTCCGACATCGGTTCGGTGCCCTCACATCCATACATCAAGTTCTCAGGAGAACATAAAACAGCACGATGCGGTAAGTTAAGTTTGGTTTTGTTGTTCTGATAGGCTTGAATAAATCTATCCCAAATGGAACATTTAACGATGGTTGTTCCATCGTATTTGCTGACCTCTACACCGTCAAATACAACTTCCCAGGGCATGATTACCTTGTACTTTTCTTTCATATCGTGAGTCAGAGCATCGCACATTGACTTGGTGGAGAAAATTGCGCATCCGTCTTTTTGGAAAATCCGGCTGTCGGCATCTTGCAACATCGCATCGAATATTGATGTGGCAATGCCTGTTTCTTTCATCTTTGATTTTTGTAATGCATATGATTCTTCTGCGTTGGCTGCAATTTCAGTGTGCTGTCCGGTATTGTTGGTACAGATGGCAAACAGACGTTTGAAAAAACCGTCACATGTTTTAAATAGTTCGATGTTTACTCCGTCAGTGATTTGACCACCTCCAGTGACAGACGCTGCTGATTTATCTCCAAACCATGTAAAACGCCACATCATTTTCATCATAGCTTCAGACAGCTTCGGCAGTACAATACCGTCCATATATTCGGTCGATGTCAGGTCTCCTATATTTGTTCCCGTTTTAAGGCAGTACTTGGCAATGGTGTTTTCCAAGTCTGTATAGCACATTTCCAAAGGAATTTGCCAATCCCCGATTTCCCATTCCTTTTGGGCGGCAGCGATAGCCACTTTTTTATATTCAGGGTCGCATCCGGAGCCGGCTACTCCGACATCTTCCATTTCACCGATAAAACCAGCTTTTTTACCGTTAGTCACATTGGGCATAAACGTCATGAAACGCTCCATGTCCTCGTTTTGAAAGACTGTTAACTGAATAAGGTCTTTCAAGTCTTTTACAGCCTGATTATCAGGTGTAAGTTTGTCAAAATCTAAAATAGGCATTTCCCCTCCTTTTATTACTTGTTGTTTCTTTTTTCTCTTTCTTCACGAAGTTTTCTCTGAATAGGCGTTTCATTTTCTTCTACTCCTTTTATACCCTTGTTGAACGTTTGGGTACGAGTTGACACTTTATAAGTACTACAATGTTTTGCCAGCCAGTTTTCGCCCCCGGCCATACGGACTGCGTTCAGAATCTTGTTGTCCTCAATGGTACGGGCATTCGTCTTTAGAGAAGCATTCTCAGTTTCCAACTCTTCTATACGGGCTTTTAAAGCTTTCACTTCATCCTCTTCCAATTCATCAGGATCTTTAATTTCTGTAATAACGCCATCTGTCACAATGATAGTCTTTCCGTCAGGCATGACATGTTCGCCATCGGGACTTGCTGTATCTCCTACTTGGGGTTCACCTTCATCTCTTTCCACGGTAAGCGTGTTACCTTCGGCATTTGTCAATTCCATAGATACGACCTGTACGTCTTCAATTTTTTGATAGCCGCATTTGGCCAGCAGCCTGTCTATGATAGTCTGCTTCACTGTTACTTCTTTTTCTTTGTTCATTTTTTTGTTATTAAATGTGTAAGTTCTCCCTTTGGCAGTTGTAGGCATAAGAACGGTCGTGATAAAACCTAATTGTTTGGCTGTTTCACCACCAAACCAACCGGCTTTATTCATTTGGGCTTCGATAACTGAGGCTTCCGATCCTGTGCGTTCTACATACAAAGCTAGCATCTTGTTTTTTTCACTCTCCAAGTTTGATTTTATTGATTCTAGGGTTTCAAGATCAAGGTCTCCATCGTATGAAGCCATATAAGGCTTGTGAATAAGAAACTTTGCATGTGGATAAGCAAAACGTCTTTCTTTTGCAGCGGCCAATAATATCACGGTTGCCATGGATGCACATCGTCCTACTGCAGTACAGCTGATTTGCTTTCCTGAAGCACGTAAGGCGTCATAAATGGCATACCCTTCAACGGCATCACCACCGCATGAATGTATCTCAATATCAATAACGTGGTCATTCGGATCTATCCAAGATAGGAAATTTTGAATATCGGGAAAAGACAATCCATCTTCACCAGTTAGATACCAATTTTCCATTTTGTCTTTATCCGCAACAATATCTTTGTTGATGTATAATTTCGCCATATATAATCTATTTTGAAGCAAAGGTAAAAAACGGTATATGGCTATAAGAATTTCAGAACATAATAGCACTGACACGCTTTGTCAGTAAAAAAATAGGGGGAAGATTATTCTTCCCCCTTATTGAATTGAAACGTCAACGGACAACCTGTCAATGACTCTATAGATGGTCCTTTCTGAAATGCTGTATTCATCTGCCAGGTACTGCATGATATATGCCTTTTTATGACCTTCAGCCGTAAGACGGGTGTAGTCTTTATACATTTCTAGGTATTTAATATCTGATGCATCTAATGACATTTCAGACATTATCCTAAGAGTGTTCCTGTTTATATATAATAGTTCGTATGCTTTCATAAACTACCGCTTTCTTCTATGTATTTAATTCTATTCGCAACTGAAGTAAACTCTTCTACAGAAACGACAGGGGCAGGAGCCATCATCATTCCTTTGGCGACTGCTCTGGCCAGCATATCTTCGCCTAAAGTTTGATTATTCGTTGCTGTTACATTAATAGGTACACCTCCACCCATCATATTGAAGGATGATAGGATAGGGGCGAACATGGACGTAGCTTTGGCAGTTATAACGGATTCTCCATTCGACAATTGTGCCGGAATACTGTCGCTCGTTCCTGTCCCCGGTCCTGTAACCAAACCACCTTCTGCAAATTTAGCACTTTTTACTATCTTAACAGCATTTGCAATGTTAGAAAGGATTGTTGCAATACCTGATGCCATTGTAGCTATACCAAGAATACCTTTCCCTGATTCAGCGGATACCATTTTTGCGATCGCCTTACCTGAATTGATGGCGATCTCTGCCAAAGCCAACATTTTGCTTGCCATAGCAAATCCTCTGTCAGACTCCCCAATTTGTTCTGTGAGAGCTACAAGGCCATTTGTCACCTGTTCCATTGCTTCATATTTAGTTTGTTCTATTTCAATCTCCTTATCGCTCAGTTCTTTTTTGGATTCCAGATAAGCATTCTGTGCTTCCAGCTTGCGAAGATTGAATGCTTCTATACTTTCACCTTCCATTTGCTGCAGGCTATCGAGCTCGGCTTTCTTTTGTTCCATCCTTATACGAAGAATTTCCTCTTCGTTATCATATGCTTGTGCGATTTCCGTTTCAAAGCGTATGCGCATGGCTTCCTGTTGCTTGTTGATAATATCCTGCTCATGAACTGTTGCCAGTTCGTCTATCTTGGTATTGTACTTTGCTTTAATGGCCAGTTTCATTTCTTCGGTTTGTTCTGTGCTGGTAAGTTCCGCCTCTTGTTGTGCTTGTAATTGTTGTATCTTTAACTGATACTCCTGCTCGCTGCCTTCCTTGACCGATTCCAATTGCAGGGATATCATTTTTAAACGGTTCTCCAGTTCTTTTTTCAGCTCCTCATCGGACAACTTGCTAAGCTCCATAGATTTTTGTTGTTCCAAAGCCTTTATTTTGGCGTTGATGGCTTCACGAGCCTTGGCGGTAAGGTTCTCTTCTTGCTTTAAACTGATTTGCAAATCCTCAATCTGCCGGGAATAGTTCAATTCAATCTCTTTCCGTGCTTGTTCTCTCTTGTCTTTCACTAAGGCAAGCATAGCATCTTCTGCTGCCCTTACTGCTTCCAGTTCTGTTTGCTTTGCTTCCTTTGCTTTGTCTGCACCTTCCTGGCGGATAGAGTTTAGGGTGTTTTGCTGCTCTGTCTGACGGGTGTAACTGCTTTCTTCCAATTCACTTAATCTGTTTACTTCTTCGCTTAATTTCCTAAGGTCATCAATAGTGCTTTCCGATATACCGATTTTTCCAATAGCTTCATCTGCTGTAATTGCTCCTTTTTGCATGTCCTCAATGGTCTTAAGGGCTTCCTTTGTTACTTTAGTATATCCGAGCATATTGGCAATTCTTGCTTTCGCTAAGTCTGTTTGGATTTTTAAGTCCTCTTTTTCCATTGCTGCAGCTTTTTCCGCAGCTTTGATACGTTCCTGTGTGGACAGGGTTTGGTCATCTGCAGCTTTTTTCAGCTTCTCAATTTCAGCTCGGTTAGCGGCACGTGACATGGACAGCATGACTTCCCTCTTGTCTATCTCATTCAAGACTTCTGCCAGCTTCCACGCCTGTTTGGTTTCATTGACTATTTCATCACCGATACCAGCGAATATGGATTTGGCATCATTCCCCGCCTGTTTGAAGTTCCCGGTAAACAGATTCACTAAAGCACTTCCCAACTTGCCTGCCCGGTCTATTAAGACATTTACAGTGGCACCAAGAGCACCCATTATCTTATTGGCTGCTTCCACGCCCTTCTGTGTTTTGGTGAACCATGATACCAAAGATCCTAAAGCTACAATTAATACTCCAATACCAGTTCCAAGTAGAGCAACTTTCAACAGTTTCAAAACTTTAATCCAGCCGGTTGTGGTGGTCGAAACAGTAAGCATTTCTGTTTTTACTCCAGACAAATAATTTCTTACTCCACCCAAGGAGGTCACCATTACATTTATCTGCTGCACGAACGGGATATTGGCATTGGCGGCTTCCATTATAGCTTCCTTGTAATTGCCAACATTTCGGTAATACCGCTGTGTCTCTTCTTCAGCGCCCTTTAGAGCATCAGTAACCTCATTAATCTTGTTTTTCAATTCTGTGCCGCTAGCACCTTTACGTTCCGCTTCGGATAAAGCATCGTATTCAGCCGTTAGGTTTGACAGTTTGGCACGGAGAGAAACAAGGCTGTTTTCTTGCGCCTTCTCCTGCTTGAGCTGATTTTGCATTGTTTTCGTTATAACACGTATCGAATCATTACAGTCGTTGATATAGGCTTTAGATGCCGCCATTTCTTCATTGTACTGCTGCCTTTTTATGTCTCCAGCCTTTAACTGTTCCTTCAGTTTCGCCTCTGCTTCTTTGGCTTTGTCGATTTTTGTCTGATACTCGGCTATAGCTTTGATAGCTTCATTATAATTCACTTTGATATCAAGTATCTTTTCTACTTTGTCTGCCATAATTTTAGATGTCTAATTGTAATAATTCAACATTTGCTATTCCTGTATTTTCTGCTGTAACGGATAGAATTGCATAATATTTCCCATATTGGGCCAGATATGCTGGAGTGGTCATATCTAAGTCTCTCAAGTCTTTTTCTGTTATTTCTATTTTTTCTTTAATAATTTTGGGGGTATACACTGCATTTTGAAAGCTTGTGTAGAATCTTTTTATGATATCTGTGAACGACAATTGTGTGAAGGTTCCATTTGATAGACCTCCATTGTTTTCCTCGAGAAGTATTCTTGGTTGAACTTTTTGCAGTTCAGCCTTTCCCTCTCCGTCATATTTGTACAATCGTATGAATGCTGTAATTCCTCTCATGTCGCATCCTGCAAATTTCAACTCTGCCATTTCTCTAGACTTCTCTAATGAGCTGATCAAGCAAGTAATTTCTCCACTGTAGTTGCCTTTTACCGTATCATCGTCTTTGTATTTAAGTATATTTCTTTGTGCAAAGCCATCGATAGTGAATTTCATTTCTTTAGGCTTGTTGGCCATATACGATGCTATTACCCGTCTAGTCCAATTGTACGCTTGTTCTTTTTTCTTTATGATATCATCGACAGACATAAATCTTATAATGTTCGTGCCTTCAATAGGATATGCAAATACGCCTAGCATGGTAGATATTGCTTTAATAAAATCAAGCTGTGTCATATCTGGCAAATTTGGTATAATGGGGTAATGACCATTCCCGTTAAGAATACTTTCGTCTGGTTGCTTGGGCGATACAAGGCTGTTTTCCATTCTTAGATTTATGATTCCATCTACACCGTTTGATACGTCTGCAATAAATCCGATATTTGTGAATCCAAACCGGATATCTGTACCTTTGTTTACTGAGTCAGACTCTACACCTTCGAACTCAAACGTAATATTGTAAGAGTTTCCTCCATTGCTTATTATATCCGTATATCCTATGTTGAATATTTCATTGTTCTCTCCGTTCTCAATATAATAAGCTATCATGGCTGCATTGCTGGGATAGAAAGAAGTTAAAGTATGTATTGATACTTTGCCTGAAGCATTGAGCTTTATGGAGTTTCCTTTTGTCTTTATTCCACTAATGAATGTGCCTTCGCTTAGCGAGCTTTTATTTACCGTTCCATAATATGATGAATATTCTTTGTTTTCGAAGTAAAGTTCAATAGGCCCGGTTCCTTGGTTAAGGTAATATTTTGCATTCAACCACAGTTCATTCTTTTGAGAGAATTCCAACCCGTCATTTCTTGTCAGCAATGGGATAAACAGCTTGTTCAAGACTGCTTGCTGTTCACTTGGAAAAATGAATATCACATCATTATCAAGTGATATATGTTCTAAAATCCATGTTGCTTTAACTGCCGGATGATAGGGTAAGTCTTTATCGGCTGAACGTATATTGTAATTTACTTTTGGGAAAAAGAAATCTCCATGACTATCATATTGGCTTACGTTCTTTCCGCTATTCCATTCGATGTAATAATCAGGAAATGGATCATTCCCTTGGCTTTCATAATGCCAACGTTCTTTTAAATCTTGCAGTTTTTTTTCTTCATTGGCAATACTTGAAAATTGTGTTGCGTTTCCCCATATTAATGCGGTTTCAAACACATCAGACGTGCCTATCAAGTATATTTTTGCCCCTTTGATAATTTCTACTCCGTTTCTTATGTATCTAGCGTCAAGGTAAAATGAAGCAACGGAATATTGGCAGGATGGCAGGTCTGCGTGAAGAAATGCAGACTGATTCCTCACTGTGTTTGGAAGTTTAATAGTGTAGCTTGTGTTACTTACAATTTTGCCTATATCGGTGAATATATTATTCTTGTATTTTAATGTGATATTGGTGCTGTCGTCCATATCTACTAATTTGTTGTTGGCACCGACATATAATAATTCATTTCTCATAAGCTCTGCACGTTAGTTTCAGGTAATATAATGTTCGCTTCAAAGTCTTGCAGTGATACCCGCTGTTTGACGAAATTTCCCACAGACACATTTACGGCCATCCATCTGGCGTTACCGTTATCATCATAGCCCATGAACATATCAACAACAGGAGATGTGGCCATTTGGTAAAGGAAGTCATAAGTTATGCTGTCTATTAATGGAGCGCATACGGGAAGTGTCGTTTCTTCCATTTTCCTTTGCTTTCGTCCGCTACCTCCATGGTATCCGTTCTTGTAACTGTAATCCTGCATATTGTTTCTGATGAACTCTCCGTCATTGGATACCTGCGAAGTTTCGTCTCCTTGCATGAATAGCCAGTAACACCACATTCCATGGCGGTTGATCCATCTCAAGTATATTCCACAGTCTGAATTGTCAACCTTACAAGTGATCTTTGTGGCCATATTGAGCAGCCCTCGGAAGGTGAAATCAAAGGTGTGGTCAAAAACAGATGCTGCCGTATTACTTCCAGGTAGATAAAATTCCACCCTGTCTGAAGCATCTATTCCAGCAAGAATGATATTCCATGCATTTTGTCCTGATAATGCGATAGGGGAGCTTTCGGAACCATCTATAGTTACTTTTACATTCCCTGATGTTGCAGAGTATAAGCCTACAGAGAATGGGTAGTTTTTGAACCATGTCAGCACTCGGCTTCCATTATACTGCTCTCCAACCTTACTGGCTCCCCACAATATGAATACGTTGAACTGGAAGCTGTTTTCAAGTGTTCCTGATTCGTTATACATATCAAGCTCTATGCTAAACAGACGTCCTAACTTACTATCTTCGGCGTGAGTTGACTTGTAATCGACTTCTCTGTATTCGTCAAAATAGCTCTGCGTATAGAATGATAGGTCAAAGAAGCAGGAACCACCGAACGTCGCTCTGTTCTCTCTGTCTGATGTGGCTGTGGTGGTGTCCGTTACCGTTGCAGTAACAGATTGATAGTTTCCGCCAAGGATATTTATTATCACAGGATTAAAGCAGAATCCTATTTGGTCAGGATATTCAATTGTTGTATTATCTATCGTATGTGTTCTCATTGTCGAAATTCAGATTTATATGTTCAACTTCTGTTTCATATATAGCCGATACCCTGCTAGCTATATTGTCCACGGTATTTTCTAGATCACGGGAATAGATTTCCTCATGTTTTCTGTTTCGGTATAGTTCCGTTCCTTCCTTGGCTATCTTTCTAGCGACAAGGTAGGCGAAGGAATCGGGCTTCTTTACTTGTATACCCTTATCTTCCACCCATTGGCGGATAATCTTGTAAAATCCTTTCGGAACTTTCCCTGGTCCACGTCCGGTTTCTAGTACAGCGAATGCCTGCCTGCCCCACAAAACGCCTCCGTCCTCCGACATTTCTACTTTCAGACTGCCCTTTGTCCTTCCACTGGCTACTTGTCCGGCTGCTTCATGGTTGGCTATAATTCGCTTGCGTAACGCTTCCAGCTCTTCACCTATTATTCTTAGGGTTCTGGCTTTAGTTTCTGCTGCCATATACAATCTCTTTCACGCTCTTGTTGCAAATAACAGTACCCATTATCTCTTCTAACTTAAGTTGGATAACTATTCCGGTTACATTAACATCCAGCTTGTCATAGAAAACAGAATAAGGGATATCTCCTGATATTTCTTTGAACATCCCACTCCTGTTCAATAGCAATATGAATTCTTTGGCTTTATTCTTGCATCCTTCTATTACTGCATCATTTTCTGTGCCATCAAAATCGAACTTGGTTTTATCCATGAATGCCATCATACAGTTAGGGCAGTCTCTTAACTGCTGTCTGCCTAGATTAAAAGTTCCGCTTACAGGAAGGAGATTAAGCACTGCCGGCAATTTAATCTTGTCCAGTCTTATATTGGCTGTTTGCCAGTTGTCAAAAAGGTAACTTACACCCTCCATGGAGTCTACTATCTTTTTAATTTTTTGCTCTACCGTCATTTCTTCTTACTTAATATGTTTCTTAATCTACGTTCGAATCTTACTCTTTTGGCGTCCATGTCAAGACATTTATATACTCTGACCCATGGCACGCTGTCTACTTCTGCATGATCAGTGATACCCATGCGCTGCGCATAGTAATCAATCATGCCGAAAGGTCCAAAATTTAGCAATTCGGATCCTGCTTGCTTCTCTTCGGGTGTGGGTGGTACATTAGTCGACGCGAATAGTTTATTTATTCGTTCAACTTCTTTGGCCACCCATTGTACGAATCCCAGTACATCGCTAGCTGGAAGTTGGGATATATAACGTTTACTCAGCCCCATCAGTACAGTACAGGGAACGAACAATATATCGTGTTCTGTTTCGATGGATTGCAGTTGCATCAGTTCTCCCATATTTATGTCGTTTAGGGTATCTGGTGTCTTATACTGCCCTAGTTGATAAGGTTTTCTCAGTTCATCCAACTTGGTTCTAATGACCTCGGGTTCGGTGGCAATGCTGCTTATTGTCAAAAATTCTTTTACTGTCATATCTTTCCTATTTTTGCTTTTGGTCGTTTTGGTGTTGGTTTGATACGGAATATCATTGCCATTATCAGCATATCAAGGTAATCTGTGGAATGACCTAATATTTCTTTCATTTTTTCTTTGCTGATTATTCCTTTCTTCCGTGTGTCTGCATCAATATGTGCTTGTTTGAGAACTGACAATTCTTCAATGATCCGTTCTCGCTGTGCTTCCGTGCATACAATACGAAGCAATCGATTGTTAATCATCTCAGCCAGTTTGAAGGCACACTCTGATTTCAAATTGTCAAATTCAGGATTAATAGGTCGTGCTCCTCCATGAAACTCCTTGATACCGTTCAGATAGCTTTCAAGATAGTTCCCCAATCCGTCAGAGTCCGCAATCATCTTACTACGAGGAATTGAGCATTCTATCATCATCCGCTTCAGGTCTGTTTCAATGGATTTTCCAGTACTGTATTCCTGATCCAGTTTGATAAAACACACATTCCCTTTCCAATGACCGGCGATAAATCTGTCTCGTCCCTTCATTGCAAGGTCTGCAGAACCGGTAGATTCACCTGCAGGAGCAATGAACTCATTCGTGAACAAGTCACAGATAGCGTCGTAGTTACACAGGGCAGTCGGGTCATTATCATACTCCCAATTGCCGAAATATAGGCGTTCCTTTGTTACCCGGTCTTTTGTGTTTCGAAGACTTTCGATGTAGTCTTCTGTTGCCCAAGGATTATCCTGCACCAAAGCTTGGATAAATGCATAAGGAGCTTGTAATTTGTCTTCTTTCCAGGGCTTGTAGAATTCACGGTATAGCCAGTTTTTCTTCGGGTTACAGGTGATAAGTATCTTTCCGGGTACATGGTATACATCGTTCATGTGGCGGCCGATACGGGTTTTCAAGACTTCGAAGGCAAGGTAGTGCACTTCACCAGCTTCCTCTATCCATCCTCCTGTATATTCCTTAGACCCCAATCGTTCATACATCGGATCTTTCACCGGATAATACGTCAAGTCAATATAAACGATTTCACTTCCGTTGTCGAAGGCTATCCCTTCATTTGTTGTCTTATATGCCGTGAAGCTGTGAGAAGATGCTACCTTATTGAAGGTCACGGTAACGGACTCACGGCTATCCTTCAAATTATTTCGGCCAACAAACCAGCGAGTACCGGGAAGATAGTAGGCACATTGCATCAGCCATTCACAGCCTAGCCATGATTTACCACCACCTCCGGCACCACCATACAATAAAAATTTCGTTTTGCTGTCACGAAGAAAATTGTATGCCAATCGCTGTTTTAAGTTAACCTTTTGCTCCATATCACTTCAATTTGTCAGCTTCGGGAGTATAGGGAAGAAAGTCAAATCCGTTGAAGGGTTTGCCTTGTGTTGTATGATCCACTTCCTGTTTGTCGGACAACCCTAGCTTTCGGGCTATAATGTTTGCATTGAAAGCGCCAACACAGGCTCCTTCAAATTGTTGAGTCTCGATGGTTTCTTCCACCCGCGCGATGACGTGCAAAAAATCTTCATCATTTTTTTTCATGCATTCACTTCTGAAGCTACTCCACCAACGTGATGAAGTACCTAGATAGATACATAATCCGGTGAGAGAGTAGGGGCGCTGTGTAGGTGAAACTTCTTGTTGTGTTTGCTGTTCATTAACAGTTTCTGTTCTTTTACCTTTTTTGCGTCTAACAGGCATGGTACGTTGTATAGCCTTTCTTGTTGTCCATGGGTTTTCATCACACCATTGGAAATATTCGCACGCCGCCTCCCATAACGCTTCAGGCGTGGCGAAGAGTTTATCCCTGCCATGCTTGCTGCGTAACATCCAAAACTGATTTCCTTTAGGTGCTGCCATTGTTTATAGTGTTTTAAAGATTGGTATAATTTCTTTGTCCAGATCCCATTTGCGATTATTGGGAAGAGGAAGTGTGAATTCATATTGCAACGCTTTCAGATAATCATTCTTACTTGCGCTCCTTCCGTTGGTTGATGCTACTTGAAATGACGAACCTCTTAACTCTTTTTCTGGGCTTATCTTCATTCCTTTATCGAATATGTTAAAATCCTTTCCGATGTAAGCTGTGTTTAATCTGACGATGTCAGCTGTGGAATGATAATGCTGGAAGTACCATTCACCAAAACGGAAGTTGGCTGTGAAGTTCTTTGCGTCAAGAAATACGGCTTTAGAACGATGGTCGTGTGTTTCCTTGCGTTCAGATGATTTCTGGGCGAACAGCAGCGGAATGCCAGACCAGAATATCATTCCTCCGGGCTTGCATAATGCTGATAACGAAAGTAAGACATTCTTTTCATCCTCTTCTGAGTTCACAGAGTTCAACACGCTATCGCACACAACCACATCGTACAGCCCGTAGTCCGACAAGGTCTTGCATATGGAAGCACAGTCTTGCCTGATTTCCTTTTCATCAATGATGTCCGCTCCATCTTTGCGGTGGAAGAATTCAATGGCGTCAATGAGATAGCCTTTTTTCTTCAGTATGGTTGCGTAATCCTTTTGTCCGGCACCGAAATCGAGTATGCGCATATCCTTGGTGATGTATGGTATAACCTGCGTTTCATACAACGTTGAATGGCTACGCTTGCTTGGAACCCCGTTCTTTTGCCGTAGCCGTGCCTTTTGGGCAAAAGACTGTATATAGGTCTTTCGTTCCAGATGGGAATACTCGAACACTCCATATTCCTTAGAGAAGTATTTGAGCGCGATTTCTTCTTTCCCTTCTGGAAGGACATATACAAGTAGGTCCATACCTAATAGTTTTACCGTTTTGGCATATACTGTTGAGATGATCACTTTCCCGGTATGGTCACATACGGCATTTGCAAACTGGCCGTAACGGAGAATCATTTTCGTAAGGTCAACAACACGTGAGTTGTTTCCTCCTTTGGAAAGAATGGAGATATCTTTGTTGGATACAGTATAAAATCCTTCTGTTCCTTTAGGAAGACTTACATTGATTTCTGGTTGGATTTCCGACAACTCACATTCCGCATAGTTGTGAAGTTGGTTGAACCTTACTTCATCGGTGGAGTTTACACCATCAAGAATAAAGGCTGGAATATGGGTATACCCAAGCAGCTTCATTGTCTTTGTACGTTGGTGTCCTGCCATGATACGTTTATCCGATTGACGTATGATGATCGGTTTGATAATGCCTAATTCCTTGATGGATTTTTTTAAATCTTCTTGTGCTTCATTAGTGAGCAGGCGTGGGTTATATTCTGCCGGGTTCAATATTGATATGTCTATGTATTCCATCATAAGCTAAGTAGATTATTAACAAAACCAACCATTACACCGTTCTCATCCAAATATTCAGAAGCCCGTGCTTTCAGTGCTTCCAGTTCGCTTTCACTGACTGGAATCTTATACCCCTCAAATACTAAATATTTGATATGAGCTCCGGCTTCATAGTTTGCGTTCTTGAGTACATTATGACTGTCTTCTATATCTTCTGAAAAATCTGTCGGATCAGGAAAGCTGATGCCTTCCATACCCCAATTAAGCAACTCGTTACAATCCCAGTCAAACAACTTGGTTATGTCCCATTGTCCGTTGTTAACGTTATCACGTATGATTAGCTCACGTTCCCTTTCCTCGGTCAGGTTGGGAATAAGAACGGTCGGTACTTGTTGCATACCTAGCGATATACAGGCATCATACCTTTGGTTTCCGGCTATAATGATCAATTCGCCAGTACGGTCTGACAGGATGATCGGTCGGGCTTCGAAATAATCCGGATTGTTTCGGATTGACTCTTTAAGTTTGTCTAGCTGTTCATCCGAAATAGTTCTTGGATTGTTTTCCAGTTTCTTCAGTTCCTCTAGTTTTCTGTAAATAATTTCCATAATTGCTTTTTTTGCGTTACAGAAACGAAGGTACTTAATAAGGGAGCTAAGGGGAAAAATGAGGAAAACAAAGTACTGACACGGCTTGTCAATACTTTGTTATGTGTGTTATGATTCCTTTGTTGATATCAATGCCGAATTGCTGGTAAGATAAAGAATTACAGGAAAGTATTTCACTGGTAACCTGTAAAGTCTTGCATTCTTCTTTGATGAACGTTAATATGAAAAGTGGGAAAGATAGATAATGCTTTTTGCAGATTTTTGGAACGGAGTAGAAACGTGACTTTACTTGTTTTCGTTTTCATTTCCATTGTAGCTATCCTCTGATAATCACATATCTTCCGGCGGCTATTTCACTTCTATACTCGACAGAATAGCCTTTGTCTATAAATGCTCTTATGACATTATCGTGCGCCAACTCCGAAATTTGGTGTCTGTCTTTAGCGTCACTTCCAGTATTTTTTGCCCAACAATGAGGCCAGTTATTTCCCCATCCTACGCCATAATGAAAGTAAACACATTCACCTTTCTCTTTGATTTCCGAGAGGATGAAAGATGCAAGTGCGTCTTCCTCGGATTTTCTTCTATTTGATTTTGGTATTTCTATTGTCAACATACTGATTTATTTTTAGCGTCCAACCATTTGTCCCGTCTTTCTCTACACGCCTCTAAGGTAGGCGCACAACAAGCAAAGAGTTCACCACTTTCAGTACGGTAGTCGTACTGGTACATTCTCACTCTCTTTCTGCCTAACTTCGTTGCGTAGGTAGTGTAATTCTCTTTGCCGGGCTGGCATACGCTGCAACCTCTTTCGTCGTTAATTGAGTTCATAATCATTTATCAATACTTACTTAGTAATTTGTAAAACATTCGCCTTTTCTCTATGTATTTAAGACCGTTTCGTCTAAGACCTCGCTTTGATTTTGATACAGTCATTTGGCAACCTGCAACGCCAACGTAGATGCAATTTGAATGATGCCTTTTAGCTTCTTTGAAAGCCCACCAAATCGCTTCACGACAATATCTATAGCTATCATTTTGAACACCCTCGTATCCTCTACTCAAAATGAAGTGACCTATTTCATTTGCTTCTTCTTCTGAATAGCATATTGTGAATATATTATTCATCCTTTCTTTGCTTTACTTGTTCAACCAAAAACTTTTTAAAATCATTCTTGTACTGGCTGTGAATGATTTTATACTGATGGGATAGATTAGGCAATTGTTTATAACCTTTGCTATACAAGAATTTGGCTACTAACTCAATCTTTTCACGGTTACTGAAACCTCTGTCCTTACACATGTTAGTTATACAGACATTCGCCTTGCTGGTAGGCTTCTTTTCAACTGGTGGCATGTATTCATGTCTGCTATAAGCAAGTGTTCTTGGATAGCCAACCGCTTCACCTAAATATTCACCTGTGATGCAATCAAATTCACCACTAATTAAACTATCTGCTATTTCACCCATAATAATCAATATTTAATGTTTCACATTCAATCTTTCTTCACTCATATAAGCCACTACAAGCCCAGTTTCATCATGCTGTATGGTGATGTACTTTTCACCCCTCTCTATAGTAGAGAAGTCATAAGGGGTTACCATCTTACCCAATACCTTGCCCAGTTGCTTCATCAGTGGGGCTTCGGGGCTGATAACTAAAACTAGATCTGCTTTCATAATCGTGTATATTGTGGTAGCCCGAAGGCTACCAGATTAGAACTCAACCAATATCAATCTTTCCAAAGAACCTGATTCTTTCACCCACATGTGATTATGTCCGAAACCATAATCGAAAAACAGTTTAAAATAAGGGTATCTTACTATTAAAGAGTTCATACAGCCTCTTAACTCGTCTTCTGACATACAAGAAGTTATTTCATTGATAATTTGAACGAAAAGGTGTAAAACTTCTGGTTCATTATTCAATAACGGTTTTTCTATAACTGCTTTTAAAAATATATTTTCTTTCATATCCTTCTATATTGCGCAGGGCTTTCGCCCTGCTGGTTAAACTCAGTTTATTTCGTAATAAGGTTGCTCGCCTCTAATAACTCTCTTTGCATCTGCAATGCTATCATACAGCTTTGATTCGTCATTATCTATGATTACAAATTCTTGATGAAAGCCATCTTCAAACACTGTTATTATGTGACCTTTGTAACTTACTTCTCTGATGATATTCTTTGCTTTCATTATCGTATATCTTTTAATTGTTATTACTTCGTTTCTGATGATGCAAAGATAGTATATTATGTAACAAATGATACTATTTATATAGTTAATAAATTATAAAAGTATTATTTTATGTAACATATAATAATTATATAAGTATATTTGCATCATGGAAAAGGAAGATAAAAGAAGAGTTATACACGTAGAAATGAAAGCAACTGGTAAGCATAGGTACTTTGCTTCACCTGCTGCCATCTATGATGTATTTTCAAGTCAAGAACTTGGAATTGCCCGGCAGTCACTTCTGAACTACTGGCAAAAGACGGAAGAACCTTATGAGAATGCTATTTGCGTAATCAGAAAAGGAGAGTTAGAACGAAAAACTAAAAATAAGAAAGGAGATATAAATGAGACAAATTACATTAATCCAGGGTGAAAAAGGTTCGGGTAAATCTAAATTTATTCACGAAAAACTCAAAGAAATAGAATCGGAAGTCGAAGTTATAGAAACTGTTAATAAGGGGGATTGGAATACCGAAATCTACATTGTCAGAAATAAAAATTCCAACGACATTATTATCCTAAATTCCGGCTCAGATATGAAGTGTATTATTAGCGCATTTGGAGCTGTTTTAAGTAAATACCCAACAGTTGCATCTATATTCACAGCTATTAGACCTTACAATAATAACCCCAAGTTGCATACTTGGATGAAATCAGAACTTCATATAACTGAGCAAGATAAAGTCACTACTATTGATTTAGATAAGCCGGAGCACTAAGCCCCGGCTCGTTAATTGATTAGCCCTTTGATCTTTAACCGATTTACGATTTCGGTATAAAGATACTCTATATCCCCGCTGAAATCCCCATAATTCTGATACAGAAACACGACATCTGCATGGTTGTCGGAAATAGTACTAAGTGCTACTCTTGGACCGGAACTTTTATAAAATGACGTACTATCATTTGATTATCTTTAGCTTGTTATACCAGCGTGAAGAAAAAGGGAACCACCCGATTAAGAATGATTCCCCGAAAATGGTTACTTTGTATAGTTTGCTCATGGCTATTTCTTTTTCAAATTAGACATCACACATTTAATCACTTCATAAATGAAAATAGCAAGAAAAATAGTAGTCCATGGATATTGGTTTATCAGTTCATAAAAATCTCTCATAGTTTTACCTCCTTCCACTCACTTTCTATAATCACATGTTCACACTTATTACACCTATGCAAATAAGTTGGGAATGGTGCCGTTGTATAGTCCTCAACAGCTATTTCTATACTGCCACATTCCGGACATTCTATCTTTACCTCTTTGATACTGGGATAATCCCAAAAGGATAATTTGCCTTTCACGTCCTCAATTGGATTTTCGTAGAGAATAGGGTTAGCTAGTACCCAGTTATAAACTCCTTTCTCTGCCCAGATGGAAGGATGGTTTTGTACACAGTCTATTATCTCGACGCTTCCGATTATGGAGCCTGTACAAAAACTAAAATCTTTCCACTCTTTGTTTTCCGGTAATGCCAATAACTGCTCATTGGTAAGTATTGAATCATAGAAATTATCATAATTCAAAGGTTTACCGCTTGAATGAATCAGTACCCTCTGCCCTAAGTATTTCTTAGGGCAGCTCCAAGTACGGTTCTCAATGTCTTTAATACCATGGACTATCAAAGAGGCCCACGGCTGTTTTATGGTTATTGCTTTCATTTTTTATTGTTGTTCTTTAATATATCATCGAAAGACGGAATAGGAAGCCATGCCAACACGATACTGTTTCCGTGAGTCCATATTCCCTTTATATCTAAATTGTTGCTTCTACGAAACGTTTCTTTTTGAATATATGGTACGCCATAACCCATTGTCAAAACGAAGATTTTTTGTTCTTCTTCCGGCAACCTTTCTTTAACGTTAATCCAAGGCGATTGCTTTGACTGCCACTCTGCACCACATTGAAAATCTTCCATACTATCAGCATGACGTGAAACGTAGGTATCCGCGTCAACTTCTTTCAGAACGTCTTTTCTGAACTTCGTTTTATTAGTAGCATAATCGTATGCCGCTTCTTCTACTGTCTGTTTCATATCTTATCCTTTCCACCTATCCTAAATTAAATTAATTATTACGATTTCTTTCTGCTGCGACTTCACTCATACACATCTTGCACCAGGAGGTGAGACATCGGTATTCCTTATCCCCACATCTGACAGTCCTGTTATAAAACCGGTGGAGCGGAAGGGAACGTCCGCAATGCGGACAAACCTTTCTTCCGGCTTCCGTACCGGCAACCGTCTTGGCTTTACGGTGTACAAGCGTACATCCCCTGCATTCATCCAGTCTGCCTTTGTATTTCCGGCATTTGTGCAGGGAGATGCGCCCGCATGGAGCGAATTTTTCGCAGTCGAATCTGGGTTCTGTGTGATAGATGTTCATACGGCACTGTCCATCAAATCAAACAATGTGGGTGCGCTAACTTCCATCTCCGCCTCATACAGATATGAAAGACTGTCTTTCCAATAGTCATAATTCAGTTCTGTAGATAATCCCTTACGTTTCAGTCTGATGGCACAATAAGGTACTGTGCCGATACCTCCGAAGGGGTCAAACACCAACTCACTCTTGTTTGAATACCGTTCAATCAGTCTTTCAACGATATCGAGTTGTAAAGGGCAGATGTGGTTCTGCCGTTTCTTCTGTGACTGCTTGGTATTGAGCGTGCGCATACGGGTGACATCATCCCATATCCAATCTTTCTTGCTTACAGGGTCAACGGCCATAAATGTTTTAGGCAGCTTTCCGTATATTTCCAATTCTTCAGCGAATGATACATGTTCCTCGTAGTTATATATATGTTCACGTTCGTAGTTCCTGAACAGATGGCGTATCTTATCTATTCCGGCTCCTTTCATGTCCTCATAGCTCAATAGAGAGTTACCAGAAGATTTCCAACTTGCATGGGCATCTATCTGCCAACGGGCAAGCGAGTATTCACTCTTATTCTTTGTCACCGGCAAATCAGCATAGGCTCGTGAGGTATCAGAAGGCAACTTTCGGAAGAGAAGAACATATTCCGGGCAACCGATACCCATCTTTGAACCGTCCTTGCACATCTCTGTATATCCAAGCCGATAAGTCTGGTTGTTCTCCCTCACCACATCCGTATCCACTGTAATACGCCCCATGTAGCGAAACCCGTGCTTCAGATAATGGAACACAGTCATTTCGCTGAACGGGTCGATGGTGGGCATACCGTCACCCGTAGCGTTGCCGAACAGTACACGGTCCTTTACATGGATGCAGGCTAACCGGCCGGGCTTTAAAATACGCATAAGCTCCGGGGTGAGATAGTCCATCTGCTCAAAGAACTTGCCGTTGTCTTCATTATGCCCGAAGTCGTTGTAGGTAGGCGTATATTCGTAGTGGTTGGAGAACGGGATACTGGTTACAATCAGGTCTACCGAATTATCTTCCATCTTCTGACATTCAAGTACATTGTCATTATTGATAGCTTTCCACAGTTTGCCGGACTTTTCTTCCCTGCTGGCAAACATCCACCGCATCATCTTTTCCTCTGCCTGCAAACCGAACAAACCGTTCTTGCGGACTATATCGGTCATCTTGGCTACCATCTGGCGGTGTTGCGCCCACTTCTGCATGAATGATTTGAATATTTCACCTTCGCTTTCGGCATACACCAAGTAAAGCTCTACGGGATGCTGCTGCATGAAACGGTAGATACGGGCTATCGCTTGGAACTTGTCATTAAAACGGTAGTCGATGAACATGATTGCCTTGTGGCAGTGGTACTGGAAGTTCAGACCCTCACCCAGCATCTCCGGTTTTGCGGCCAGATACTTCAGACGGCCGTCCTTGAAATCTGCTATTACCTTATCCGCTTCCTTATCATCTTGCGAGCCATACACAGCCTTACATCCGGGAATTGCCTTGCAGAGTGCCTCACGTTCAGCCTCCAAGTCGTGCCATAAAAGGAAATGGTCATCCTTGTTTTCCGGGCGATTGATTATCTCCACCACACGGGCAATCTTTTCCTGCATGTTGTCCCGGCGTTCCTTTGCAGCATCAGCCAGACCGAGAGCAGCCTCACGGAACATTTTCACCTGCCCGTCACGGTCGGCTCCGGCAGTGGAGTTATCCACACTCACGACTTCTTCATGTACCCGTAACTCTGGTAACTCATATCCTGTATCGGGATAACCTAAATCAGACGGTTTGGTGAGGAACAACGCCCATGTACTTACCCATAACCAGAATTCCTTCTCCTTGTGGGGATAGAGGGTAAGATTGTTCGCCTTCGTGCTGTCACGCTGGAAGAACCTTGTAAGTGCCTGCCCGGTATCCATCACTCCAAGGTAGCCGGCATAGTGTATCAGCTCCTTGTATCTGTTGGGTGACGGTGTGGCAGTGGCAACAAACCTGTACGGAACTTCTGCAAACATAGGAAGAAACTCCTGATAGGTCTTGGTTCCGAATCCACGTAACACGCTCGCTTCATCCAATGAGGTAACGGTAAAGTAAGAAGGTTCTATTCTTACTCCGTCCTCGCCGTCACGGACACGCTCATAGTTTGTCACCATGATATTGGTCGGACATTGCTTCACCTCCTGCATAGTACGTACATAGGTCACTTTCATGCCCAGATGCTTTTCGGCCTGTGTCAGGAACTCCACTACTACACGCTTGGGGCAAACTATCAACCCTTTGCCTCCTGTGCGGTTCAGGATTATCCGCAGTATCTCCAACTGGGTTACGGTCTTCTGCATACCGAAGCTGGAGAATATCGCCCTGCAACCGCCGGAAACAGCCCAACGTACCGTATCTTTCACATGGGGATATAAGTACGGGGTAAGTTCATCAGCCTTAACTTCAAATCCTGTCTGATGGCTGATTGCCATCTTGTCTTTTAAAAATTCTATATAATCTTTCATTATGCTATTCTTTTTTTGATTAAACTCATGTTCTTCTCCACCAGCCGGATAATGCGGTCATGATACTCTGATGTTCCGTTGCATACGGCTCTTGACTGTACTATCTGAAACGATTTAAGATTCACTTCGATGGTTTCCACATGTTTTTCTCCGACTATGGCTGTCATGATCAGACATTCACTGCGTCTGTAATACCTGTTGGCGTATACACAATGGTGCATGACTTTGCCCTCCTTGTAGAACTGGGTTACGCTTTCAAGCGGACGGATGGTTATACTGTCGCCTTTGATTTCCATGCCGAAGAATCTTTCCATCCGGTTGTAGAATGATGCTATATCCTCCTTGAGCTGCTTTTCTTTTTGGATAGCCTTTATTCTGTCCCTTTCCCTTCTTTGCCTTGCCTCAATTTCATTTTTCTTTCTTAGTAATCTGTCGTGCTCGGCTTTTAAATTTTTGGGACATACGTATTTGGCGTTATGCAGATCCTTGTGGAAATAGGACAGCAGGCTTATATAGTCATTCCACATGCTTGCATCTCTGATTATATAACGGTTGCGGTTGCAGATGTTGAAAGACGGTTTATATCGGAGTTGGTAATAGCCCGTTTTGTACATGTGCTTCAACATATCCGTCTGCCCGGTCTTGATACATAATTCCGCATCATTGCCACCTTTCAGAAGGTCTCGTATAAGTTTTGAGGGGGGTACATCGGGGAACCGTTTCCCGATTCCCCGCTTTCTTAATTCCGGGAGCAGTTTCTTTCTTGGGTATATCCATCCCCATATCGCATATAGGTCTCCACGATAATTCCAACTGTAACTGCCGTATTCACCCTTTATGCTCAGTGGTTCCGAATATATCCATCCGCTGCTTCCCATATTCATCGGTTTTGCCATGATGGTGCGTTTCCCCTCGACGGTGATCCATTCCTGAACCACTTCAAAGAAAGCATAGTGAATATAATCCTGTCTGCTGTTCAAATCAAAATTCCTTTTTCTGGCGTACTTGCAGCATAGTATATGTCTTATGATCTGGAACTCTCCGGCGGTCTGTAAGATGGACATGTACTTTTCTTCCTCGACTTTTCGTTTCCGGCTGACCTTTACGTCCAGTTTGTGGTGGCAGTACGGGCATTCGGTCGTATCACCGAGCAGGGTGGTTCTCAGCTCGCTATTGCTTGTGTCTATCCATGTTCCGCCGCACTCGGAACACCATAGCTCATCCTTGCACCTATATGCTTCGTGGGTGAATATATGTTCTTTCGCCCATTCTTTTTGTACTTCGGTAACGGCGGACAGTTTGCCGCTTAGTCCGGTTACACGTTTCTCAAGTTTCGTTCTCGGTTTCATGATTAGAACAGGCTCATTTGTTGGACATTATCATCCGCTTTCTTTCGGACGTTTTTCTTCCTGAGTGTCTGGTATTGTTCTTCCGCCAGCCGTGCGATTGCTTTGTCACGTGCCGCTTTCTTATCTTCTTCGGTGAGTTCCACAGGTTTGGCGGAGGATGATACGGACGTTTTTTCTCCGGCAGGCAGCCGGTTTATTTTGATATCGTCCTCATCATAGTAGTGCACTGCCATCCCGTAGACCTCTTCGTCTGAAATCGCTATGGCGTTACCACGCTTTCTGGCTTCACCCATGATATAACTACAGCATTCATCAATACTTTTCTTCTCATTCGCATATTTGGGGGCGAACAGTGAATCTTCTTCCGCCCGTTTGTCCAGATAGGCTTTGATTGCCTGTTTGAAACTTTCATTACTTGCCATGGTTACTTAATTTTGAAGTGGTTGATAATATTTATTTGTGATTGATTCTGATGTTATACTCGCATAAGAATTTTCCTATATCGTCGCTTGCTATATTGGGAGGTGGTGCATTATCTCCGTATATAGCCCGTATTGTATCCTCATTTCCCCCATATGCCTTCCAATAGGTGTAGGCAGTATGGTTATTGGGAACGTTAGGAAAAAGTTCTGTGAAGGCGCTGAAATCGTTTTTAGCCTTTTTTTTGAGCTCCTGAATGTTTTTTACTCCCTCAATCATGGCGCACGCTGCATCTTCTATCCGGGTGAAACCTTTTTGGGATTGTTTCATGGCGGTTTCATTGGACAGTTTGACGTGCTCGTCTCTTCTATCCCTGCAAAAGTCCGATAGGGCTACCATAATGGACTGGTTGTTTATCCTGTTTCCCCAGACGAACTGTCCACGGCTTCCGTTTTTAAGCTGTGTGAAGAATATGCAAAGCTCGGCCAGATTGAGAAAATAATAGCTGGCCAATATGCTTAGCGCCGTTTCGGCAAGTTGTTGAGGTGCGATATCAATGCCTGCGTATCGGAGGATTGATTGCAGGTGCTCTGTGATAATCCTGACTGATGTGGCGTTGCCGAAGACAACATTGATGTCCGCAAGGGTGGGAATACCCTCAATCCTGATTGCTTGTGCTAATGTCAGGTTACAATTCAGCTGGGCTTGCGTGCCGGACCAGTTGTCAACCAATTGGGAGGCTGTTGATCCATTTCTCAAGGTCTGCTGGAGCGGTGTCAGTGTCTCCGGCTTTTTCCTGGATTGAGGTATCTGTCCTGGGGACATTATCACAGTGATCTGTTTTTGTAGGCTTGTTTCCATTTTGAAGTCTTTTTTCGATTATCCAAAGGTTAGCCCGGCTGTCCCATCGTTCAATTTTAGCCCCGTTGGTGTTTTTCCAGCTTAGCGCATCGAAGTGGTAGAAGAATATCTCCGCCTGCTGCTCCCAGTCCGGGAGCTTGTCACGGAAGTAATCTTTCACCTGTTCCAGGGTAGGGGCTATAAATTCGGTTTTTGGTTTTGAAGGCTTCTTTTTAGGTTTTTCCTGCTCGGGCTTAAATAACTCGCTAGAGTTATTATTATCTTTACTCTTAAGTCTTATATTAATGTTAGCCTTTTTACTTAAAGGTTTACTTAAGTCATTACTTAAGAGTTTACTTAAGGGTTTACTTAAATCATTTAAGTAATAAACGGGCGATTTCGCATTTTTCTTACCTGACTCAAACTGTAGTAAACCTTTTTGCTGTAATCTGTTCCTGACTTCAATTACGGTTGGTTCTGATATACCGGTTGCGAGGACGATTCGTCTGTTGGGACACTCAAACGGATTCTCCCAACCCCGACTATTGCACTCGTTCAAAAGGAAGAAGTACAAATAAACTTCGTTCGAGGAAAATGCTACACTCTGATGTGTCTTCCAAAATTGGTTTACGTAATCTATATAAGTCATTGTAGGTAAGAATTTACTTCGTTTATGAACTCCTGTAGTGAATGGCAGATAACATACTTGTTTTGGTATCTCTCTGCTTCTGTCTGCCACGTTCGTTGGTGCTCGCTTTGTGTGCCTTTCGGTGTCTTCATCTCTATACAGAGGGAAGCCCATCCCTTTTTGGGTATGAGCAAAATCAAGTCTGCTACACCTCTCACTGCTCCTTCATACTTCATCCGTGCTCCTGTCTTGGCATCACGTTTGCCACCGTTGGGCACTGCAAAAAGCATACGAGCCAGTTTGGGATATTGTAACCGGAACCATACCAAACAATCATGTTGTATTTGGCTTTCTGATAATGGTGTTGTCTGTTTCCTCATATTCTTCCGTTGAATAGGTTCATTGCCATATCTACCACATTCTCCTTAACCACATCATCCGTCCCTGTCACTCCGTTGGCTATTCCTTTTTTGGTCTGAATGACATCATACATATATTTGTCGATAGTATCCTTTCCAAGATAGTAGTAACAGTTTACGTTGTTCTTCTGTCCGTTCCGATGTGCTCGGTCTTCTGCCTGCTCACAATCGGAGAAAGTCCATGGGAACTCGATAAACGCCACACGGCTGGAAGCTGTCAATGTAAGACCTGTACCTCCTGATTTGTAGTTAAGGATGATCAGCTTGCAGGAAGGGTCGTTTTGGAAGCGGTCTACCGCTGTCTGTTTTTGAGTAGCATTGTCTTCGCCTGTAACGGTGACAGCTTCAGGGAATATCTTCTTTAATTCCTGTACTACTTCTTTCAGGTAAGCAAAGACTATCAGTTTCTCACCTCCGTCAATCACGTCATGGATGAATTCGGAAAAGACTTTGATTTTTCCCCTGGCTGATATGGCTTTCAATATTCCCATTTTCACCATTACCTCGCCTCTTAATGCCTTGGCCACCTTTTCATCGTCCGCATTCTTGTAAGTTCGGAGATACTGTATCAGGTCGGCTTCCGCTTTGTCGTATTCTTTGCGATTGGATATGTCCACCTCTATATATTGGCGTGACTTGTCCGGCAACTGAGTGAGTACCTTGGCCTTTTCGCGCCGGAAGAAGCAGGTCGATGATAACCTCCAGTTCAGTTCTTTCACATTGCTTGACTGTTTAGGTCCATCGCAGAACCTCTCTACGAAATACTTGTATCCTCCGAAATCCTCTAATCGTCCCATTATCTTGAGTTGTTGTATAAGGTCTGTATTGTTGTTCACTACTGGGGTTCCCGTCAGTTCCAAGATATATTCTTTGCCTTTACATATTCCTTCTACGAACTTGGATTGCTGGGTCTTGGTGGATTTGCACTTGTGTGATTCGTCAATGACTACGGATTTGAATAACGATATTCGCGGGTCAAACTCAATGGATTTCATGGTAAACCGTGCATCCTCCTTTACTTTAAGTACAAAAAACTTTTTCAGTGATTCATAATTTGTTATGAATATGTTGCAGCATTTAGTCTCAAAGAAACGGTGCCAGCTGGCTTTATTGCGATCATCCAGAATCATGGCATTTTTTCCGGCAAATTTCTTAAATTCACGTTGCCAGTTTATTTTCAATGCGGCCGGACAAATGACAAGGCACGGATACGCTTTTGCTATCGTAACCGTGCCTATTGCCTGTAATGTCTTTCCCAGTCCCGGTTGGTCCCCGAATATGCACCGCTTGTGCTGTAGCGCATAAGCGATGCCTTCTTTCTGATATTCGTACGGTTCCAACAGCAATCCGTGTGGAACCGTAAGTTTTGGAAGGTCGGGAATAGTATAGTCATTATACTCTCTTGTTGTCACTTTGTGCTGTACCCGGCTGCATATCTTTGTCTGTACCGCCCAATCTGCCATCATCCTCACGTATTCCTTATCTTGTAGAGATACCTTCCAAGCTTTTTCGTCAGCGATATAGGCTGCCCGGATATTCTGTTTTACACTTGGAATCCGTTTGACTAGCTCCACTAATCTTGGATGGTATGGGAAGGCTAGTTTGAAGCAGTTGGGGGTAGTAGTTACGCAAAATGGGGACGGCGGTATCATGATGCAAGTTGTTTGACTTTACGTGGTTTACGTGATTTAATTTTCTTTCCGTTCATTATTATGTCAACCCCTGCATCATTCATAGCCTGCTGGAATTCCGCAACCTCTTGATTGAAGTCTGTACCGGCTTCTGGAATGGCGTCCGGTTGTACGTCTGCGTTCGCCGTGTCTTCCTCAAACGGAAGTTCCTGTTGTACAATTCGCCATTTTTTGTTGAACAGATACTCTTTGACTTCGAACTCACAGGATTGGATTTCCTGCTCCAACTCGAAGGCATTGATATACGATTCATTCTCATTATTGAACATGGTGAACGGAGCGCATAGGTTCAGAACTTTTCCTGTTTTGAGAAAACGTTTGGCTACCAGAGTAACCCCTTCATTATCTCCATCTCCGCCAATGGAATATCCTGTAACGTCAAGCACCTGTCCTATGATATCTGGCACTTCATCTACTGATTCTATACCGTCCACTTCTTTTTGTTCTGTAAGCAAAGCGGCGTGGGGATTCAGCTTGCTGAACGCATTGATAAGGTCTGATGTTACCAGGTTCTTGCCTTCTACGGTGGTTGTACCATTCTCATCCTTGTAGGTGGCCACCAAGGTACTGTCCTTGGTGATTTTAGCTTTTATGATCTTCATTATCTTCTATATTTATATTCGTTGACAAATTCGTTATAATAACGGTCTTCCGGAAGGGGAAGTGTTATTCCCAGTTCCGTGGCTGCATCTGCTTTGACCTTATTCAAAAAGTCCGTCATTTGCAGTGTGTTCAGTTTCGATGTGCTTCCGGCTATGACCGTTTCTTTTCCTTTGATAATGGTTGTCCTTCGTAGATATAGATTGCAGTAATAATCGTGTACGTCCTGTTTGTCCGTTCCTGTTTCCTGTTCGATACAGGTAAACCAAAGCCACATCAGGGCGTTTTGACTTAATGTGCGCGGCTCTGTGTAACGTTCGATAATTAACCTGTAACGACCGTTACGGAGCTGCGAGCACATGAAATCAAAGGACTTGTTCAGTGTTACCACACCTTTTTCTTTTATAAGGATAGCTTCTTGTGCCATTATTCCAGTCCGAAAATCTTCTTGTCCGTGATAGATTCTCTATTAGCTTCCAAAAACTCTATGAAATGTTCTACGTGTGCCGTGAGCAGTTTCACTGTCTGTTCGTGATTGTAAGTATAATATTCCGGATATTGCGTACCACTGATAAGCGGTGTGCGGCTGGTACCGCCTTTCAGCGCATAAGCCGTAAACTCAAATGCCTTTATGTTTTCCATCTGACCGGAAGCAATTAGGCAATAAGGGTAGACATGGCGCTGCCACCCGTGGGCGTATTTGCCGAACTCGTATTTAGATGTGGATTTTATGTCATAAACAACATCCTTTCGGAGTTCGTCGATAAATCCGTATAACTCCACATTTCCGTACTGGGTAGGAAGAATGGCGGATACATAGACCTGACTTAATGAGCCTTTGAAATACTCTGCCTGTTCTATACACCATTGTCTGTCGAAAAGGAAATGCCGTGCAGGTGCGATATCCGTTGCGGGGAAAGCTACTTGTATGGTATTGGTTTCCTTATCGCCAATGATGGAGTAGGGGGAACGCTCTGTCGGCACGTGATTTTCGCAATGGACATAGCAGTCAATGATAGCATTGAAGGCTGTTCCCTTGTCGGCTGCTTCACTCTCAAACGGTACACGGTTGATAGCATCCAGAAGGTCTTGCTTCAGGCTCTCTTCGATTTCTTCCGGAGAGCGTTTATACTCTCCGGTTTCATTATCAATGTTCCAGAAGTTTTCCACTTCTTCATCAGCTCTCAGATACTTGTCGAATTTGTCAAGTAATGAGGGATAGATTTTATAACTAGGCTGCTTCATATATTTTTTTGACTTTGTCGAATTTCAACCCTAATTCCTTGCATCTTTTATTCAGTAGCATACCTGCTTGTAATTTGCTGTCGAAGATATGCTGCAGGCTCTCCAGTGATTGTTTCACTTCGTTGGCCGTGTCCGCATCCGCTACCATGGCTATCTGTTCCTTGATAACTTCCATAAGACCTTCATATTCGGAGGACAGTTCTGCCTGTTTTTCCTGATAGGTCTGATAAGTGTTTACAATCTTTGTCATAAAGTCGTTCGGTCCGGTGATTGTACCTTCTGCATTAATGATAACTGGTATCTTTATGCGTGCCGGAAGATTGCAGGTATTCTTACCGTAGAATTTCTCGCACGGATCAAAAGAGATGGTTCTGTCCTTACCTATGGCTTCCATATAGCCTACAAGATCAAGCTCTTTAATCAGGTCACCGGCAGAAGAACCTCCGATTTCCGGGCGTATCTGTTTGTCCTCTCCGTTCTTTTCCTCGCGTTCATGGGCTACGAATATTACTGATTTACCCATTAGTGTGACTTGGTTTACGAAGTTGATGAACATATTCTTTCGTACTCCATATCCTTGCAGGGACAGTGTGCCATCCGCTTTCTTCATTTTGGGATTGTTTTTCATTATATATTTATCCATGAAGGATAACATTTTTCCTGCCGTATCAATAACGATGGTCTTGTATTCGGCAATTTCTCCGCTCGTAAGAACTTCATCCACCTCTTCCCATTTGGAAATTTGTACGGTGTCTACACGGTGGGCTGCATTCACACGGTGAACGCCACCGTCAAAGTCCAGGAGTAGTGGCTGGGGAGAGCTTAACGCCAGTGTGGTCTTTCCCATACCAGGTTGTCCGTAGATTAATGCCGACAGGGCATTCTTAACTGTCAGTTCGTTAGGTTTTTTGATAAGTCCCATAATCAATAATTTTTAGTGGTTAATAAATGAGTTTAAAAAAATAGTTCCCGGATAGTCGGCCAGGACACACCGGGATAAATAAGGATATAGAATATAACATATAAAGAGGGCTCTCACCTCACGCTGTCCTTTCCAGCGGCTTTGGGTTAAATTATTATCTAACAAATTCTCTCTGCTTCACTGCCTTGAAGTCTCTAACATGGCTACGTTTAAAGGGTGTACGGCTCCCTCTCTTTGGGTGTGGGTAATACAGGATTCGAACCTGTATCTGTATTCCTCCTGAAAACAATCACAAACCGTCTGAACGTAAAGAAAAAAGTGAATACCGCTTTTCCATTAAGCTAATTACCCGTGTGGCTTATGCCACTTTCTTTTTTAATTTTCTAGGCTTCCTTGGCATTTTGACCTGTGCATAACGCAGGACATCACTGGCATTGCAGAACCATTTCCCGTTTTGTGCGCATGTAGGCTTGTCGGAACGTATTTTGTTTTCTTCGATCAGTCTGATAAGCCTTCCTATGCCTCCAACTATTTTGGCCGCTTCTCTTTTACCGAATGTATGAGTGTCCATGATGGCTAGGATGTCTGCTAGCCGTGCTTCTGCCGTTCCATCAAATAAGATGGATGTCCGTAGTTGGTTGTTAACTGTATAGTTCATAATCTGAATCTGTTTTTGTTCGTCTTGTTCTTGATACTTGGGTGGTTCTTGTCTTTGCTCTGCTGCATTGTCTCATGTCGGGATGAAAATCCAATGCGGCAATGACAAGGAACAGGATGGAGAAGAATAGCTCAAGCCCGTGTTTACGTATCTCTTTTATATCGAAGTTGATCTTCATGCGCTCACAGAACATGTATAATACAAGCTCGGTATCTTTGGAAATACCCAGCTTTTTGTATATATCCCGCTTCTGTGCTTTGATGGTCCATTCCGAGCGTTGCAGACTGTCGGCTACTTCCTTGTCGGCCAAACCCTTGCAATATTGTTCGGCGACAAGATGCTCGCGCTCTGATAGCGTAATCATGACACACGCTGGATTTTGAACTCTCCGCGCTTGCGGTCAACCTCTCCTGTTCGTTTCCAATCGGCATTTTCTACACACATCTCCAATCTTAGTCTGGAAATGGTTGTGTTGACGGAAGATATCGCACGCACAGGGAACACAACGATATCACCTACCTTCATCGCTCTCAATGTGGCCGCCCAATTTTCTGTTACTTTTACCATATTACTTCAATTTAGCGAGTTTAACGATGTTGTCTAGAGCATTAATGCTGCTTTCGTGTCGTGCCTGTAGGCGGGTGAACGAATCGAACCACATGTCGCTCTGTTCCTTGACTTCTTTAAGGTCTTGTTCCAGTTCTTGCACACGTCTTACAAGGTCTTCGTGTGTCATGCTTTGTAATTCTTCTACTGTTGTCATAGCTTTATTTTTTTTGATTTTCAATATTGTCAAGTTCGTTGCTTATCACTAATGATGTTACCGCGAAGGCGGTGGATGCTATCCAGAACCATACGCCCATATCGCACATGGTAATAAGGAGTATCGCGTATGATACTGCGCATAATATTGATATTGCTTTCATTTGATTGTGTATTAGTTTTGTTCCCCCAAACCAATCCGATTGGCGGCATCACGCTTTTATTGGGGGATTTACTTAACTTTGTGGTGTCAAACAAAAAATTAAGTATTATGAACAAGTTTGTTGAAATCACCGTGGATGGTGAAAAGTGCATCATCAATGCAAGTGCAGTTCAGCTTGTAAAGCCTACCGATGAAGGTACATTGATTTTATTTCAAAATGGAGCTAAAATCCATACGGAATTTAGCTTTCAGGAGCTGTCAAATATTCTTCTGAACTAAAATTTCTTTCTTGTATATCGGGATAGTGAACAACTTTATGACAACGGTTTTGTTGATTATCCCGGTATCATCTTTTCCTATAAATCCATAGGGCGTAGGACGTATTTTTACTATTTTTTCAATTATTGCTTTCATTGTCATAAGTAGATATTATTAGTTTGTGCCCCGATAACCTCTCTCTGGTCTTCCCACCGGAGTTGTCAGCTACTGTTCTTCACTGCATAACCGTTCGGGGCATGATTGCCCTTACTTCGCCCGGCTGCTTGCATCGACCTTGTTACAGGCTGCTTGCTTCGACCGTTAGTTCTCGCGTCCTCTATGCTGGGATTGAGGGTAAGCGCCAGTATCGCTTTCTGGAACGGATTGCTAAGGGCAATCACTCCATGTAGTTCCTGCCATACCTTTTACGGATTGTTTCCGGTATCGAGACCGGACAGGATAATCCTGATTAATGTCCTTATTAATCTCCGCAGTACTGGGAGCCTAAATATCCACGGCTGTTGGAGTTGTAGCAGTCTGACCATTCGGCTTTGAAAGTGACTTTTTCTGCTTTGACCGGAGTGAACACTTTGTTATTTCTTTCTTCCTGTTGTCTTGCCAGCTCTTCCTGCATTGTAACATTCAGTTTTGCCAGTTTCCATGTTGATTTCAGAACTTCACCGAAGGTCTTGCCTTGTTTCTTGCCTACATACTTGTAAGTTCTGTGGGCATCTCTCATAATCTGTCGTAAATCGAATCTTTTCATTGTCTTACCTCTTTTTAGTTAGTCAATATTTTTGCACTTCCGAACTATTTTTCGTTCCTTTGTGCTGTTGTTTATTGTTTGATGTTGCAAAGATACTAACATCACTGATATATCAATGATATTAGCCTATAAATATCACTGATATTAACTTTAATTATCATTATAGGCTTAATATATTAGTGATATGTACGATTTGAAAGGATTTAGACAGGCTTTTAATCTTACTCAAAAGCAATTGGCAGAGATTCTAAAATGTCAGCAGTCAAATATCTCTGGAATGGAAAAGACTATGAGAGACTTAGAACCGATACAGAAAAAAAGGCTGGAAGAAGCATACGGTTCTGAGTCCGTGGCTAAATTTGTTGTATCTTCTTTTTTGGAAAGTACGATAAATGATAGTCGAAACAAAGGGGATATGGGAGGCTACACCACATATCTTCTTCCCATGTCAGCTATGGGAGGAACGCTTACGGGTTTTGCGGCTCCAGGCGCAATGCTTCAAAATTGTGAGGCTATAATTTCACCCATTGAAGATGTAGACTTTGCCATTACAGTATATGGAGATAGTATGGCACCTGAATACCCCTCAGGTTCCCGTATTTTGATAAAGAAGATAAACCCCAATATTTTTATAGACTGGGGTAAAACATACGTTTTGGACACTGCAAATGGGGTTATAGTAAAGGAACTCCATGAGTGCAAAGGTAAGGAAGGTTATGTGAAATGCCATTCGGTTAACCCGGACCCGAAATTTTCGGACTTTGACGTTCCTTTGTCAGAGGTGTACGGCGTGTATCGAGTGCTTATGTGTATGTCTGCAAAATAATATGAGTTTCTTTATAAATTTGGCTAAGGGATTTATCCGTTCGGCTGTTAATCAAGTTGGACGTGATGGTGGAAGAGTTATAAGCAATAAACTATATGGAAATAGTCATTCAACTCCTATTAGAAATGTATCTTCTACTGACTCAGGTGTATATATTGATAATTTAACTAGCGAGCCTATTTCAAATGAAGATCTAAGGATTAGAATAAAGGAAGAGGGCTTTAAAATATCATATAGCATTAGTGATATGGGGCTTTTGCTTAAGATATGGGGGTATATATTAGGCGTTATAAGCTCGGCCATTCTTTATGCTATTTGTCCAATTTTAATAACACTTCTTATTTTGGTGTTTTGGTGGTTTATAATAATGAAGTACAGAATGTCTATGGTTTCTGCTTATAGATATGGGGAAATAGGTGTTTATACACAAGATAGAAGATATAGGACAGGAAAAAGGCTTGCAGGATATAAAAAACAAAAGATCTCATTTCTTGTCCCAGCTAGCGAATATGAAAAGAAGATTATCCTATACATTTGTATATTTTATACTGTACTTTCAGTCTCAATGTCTGTATGTGGTTATTTTTTATATGATTTTTTTCAAAGCATTGATTGACATGAAAACGATGAGTCCGTTGATATATGACTGTTCGTGTCAGTGGAAAAATCAAAAACACTGTAGGCTTTCACCTTCATGCAAAGGGTGGGGATGTCGATTTCTGTCTACGCCCATTGAAGAGATTCCAGCAACAATCCAGGAGAAAGCAAAGCTCTTTTCCAGAGTGTATCGGGAAGCGAAGCAAAAGGGAGTGCTGGAATGTCCGCACTACCGATCAATTTTCATAGATGAGGTGCTGGCCAATTTACCAAAGGGTGAAGTGTGTTAAATAAATGGTTTATGTTATTGTTTATTGTTTGATTTTCGTATATTTGCAATAAATCTTAATTTGAATGGGAAGTTGGAGTGAACAACAGGAAGCAAATAAAGAACGGAAAGAAAAAGATAAAACTAGACGAGATAAACTCGCAGGATATTTTTTCAACCTTTCCCAACTGACTTTTGTTGCATTGGTATTAGGTGGTGTAACCCCACTATACACTAATATTGAAGTAGGAATAAATTGGTATATATTAGTAGCCGGAATTACACTGACCATAATTTTAGCCAATATTGGAAACTTAATTTTAAAATAACACAATATGGAAATGTTAGCAGCAATATTCACCGCAGGCATTATAGTAGCAGGAGCATTTTTGATTTGGCTCAAAACCAAATCTGGGAAGAAATGGCTCGCAAGCTTATAACCCATTGAGAACTTTTCAAAGAAATAGCTATGGGAAGTTGGAGTGAACAACAGGAAGTAAAGAAGGAAGTTAAAGAAAAAGAGAAAACAAGTCGGGAAACGCTTGGTAAGTTCTTTTATGATTTAGCAAAAATATCTTTTACTGCATTAGTGGTAGGAAGTGTTGTTTCTGTTGCGACACAACAAGAAAAAGTAGAATATTGGATACTTATACTTATAGGTATTTTTGTTACCTATATATTTTCATACATAGGTTATAAAATAATAAAACAGTAATTATATGGAAGCATTAATATCTTTATTTGCGGTAATGGCTGTGATAGGTTCTATTATAGCTGTTTGGCTTAATACTAAGTCTGGCAAGAAATGGCTCGCAAATCTATAG